TACACGGGCAGGTTCTTTTACAAGATGAACCAAACAGCGATCACGATGTATCCGTACAACGAATACATGCTGTTCTTTCCAGCAGATGTTTCCTCTACTTCAATAACAATCAAAATTGATTCCACTGCTGACGGTACTTATGCCACGACACTTACGCAGGGTGTTGATTACATTCTTGAACCAACAGATGCAGTCTTGCAGTCACGCCCATATTTGAACGCTCGTATGGTTGGTGGCGCAACCTTTCCTCTGTTTGTTACACCATCTTTTCCTACAGTTCAGGTCACAGCGCCTTGGGGTTGGAACGCTATCCCCGATGATGTGAATCAGGCTTGTGTCCTACTTGCTATGCGCCAGTTCGCACGCTTGAACGCTGCGCTAGGCGTTGTAGGTTTCGCTGATATGGCTATTACTGTTCGGGCTATTGATCCCGATGTTCGTGATCTGTTGTCACCATACAAAATGTTCGGGATTGCCTGATGCCTGCCACCGTTTCACAAGTCGCTACAGGGCTCGCAGCACGCTTAGGAACGATCACAGGGCTACGCACCTACACCTATCAACCTGAGCAACTGAATCCACCTATCGCTTATCCTGTGTTGAACTCTGTTGATTATCACAGGGCTTTCGGTGGTGGCGATGTTGTAATGAATTGGACTGTCAGCGTGATCGTTGGCAGATATTTGGATCGCACAGCGCACGCATTACTAGATGATTTTCTTTCCTACTCAGGTAGCAAAAGTATTCGTGCTGCATTAGAGGGAGATACCACGCTTGGTGGCGTAGCGCAAACTTTAGTAGTACCATCAGGTGCAGACATTTCAAGCCTTAATTCTGCTGACGCAGAGTTTTTGCAAATACAAGTATCTGTTACAGTTCACGCCTAAAGGAAAACTATGACCACATATAAAGTTTTAAGCGACAGATTTGCTTTAGGGAAACAAGGCGACACAGTGGACAGCGCACTACTTGATGGGTGTAACATTCAAGCATTGGTTGATGGTGGTCATATCGCCGAAGTCAATGCAAAAGTTCTTAAAAAAGAAATCACGGAAGAAACGGAAAAATAATCATGGCTCAAATCGTTCTTAAAGATGTTGGCATTATCATCGGCGGCGTAGAAGTTTCCGACAGAGCGAACTCTGTAGAAATCAACTATGAAATTGAATCGGTAGAAGTCACAGCATTTGGGGGCAACCGTTCGTTCGTTGGTGGTTTGCAGAACAACACCTGCACAGTTGAACTAATGCAAGACTTTGCTGCTGCTTCAACCGAGGCAACCATCTTTCCGTTGGTTGGAACACAGGTCACGATCTCCTTTGAGCCAATCAAATCTCAAGGCTCACCTTCGGCAACGAATCCAACCTATACGATCACTGGCGCATATCTTGCTAGTCACACACCGCTCGCAGGTGCTGTTGGAGAGTTGAGCATGACATCGTTAAGTTTCACTGGTGGAACACTTACAAAAGCGGTTGCATAAATAAATTAAATAGTTAGAAGGAGATCGCAATGAAAATTGCACTGCAAGTTGAGTTTAATGACGGTACGAAAACGCCTGTTGATGCTGTGTTCGCTGACTTCGTTGCGTTTGAACGCACATGGTCACGCAGCGTTGCACGATTTGAAACAGAAATAAGGCTCACAGATTTAGCGTGGCTTGCTTGGCACAGTGAAACTCGTTGCCGTAAAACATCTTTGAAGTTTGATCCTGATTGGATTAACACTGTTACCAATGTTGAAATCCGTGAGGATGAACCGATTGTGGGTGCAGACCCAAAAGAAAGTTAGGTTCTGACTCTGCGCATTGGTCTATAGCGTTCCTCGCCATAGAAACAGGCATTGCGCCTTCTGTGCTAGTCAATGAATCAGAGGAAATGTTGGAAACGATGTTTGATGTGTTGGCGAAACGAAACGAAAACGCTAGACGCAAACGGTAGTAGCATCTGTGCCTATGGGAATCAAAGTTGATGTTTATGGTGTTCGTGAAACACTTGCAGAGTTACGCAAGTATGAACGGGTGACATTCAATCGTATTAGTAGCGATCTAAAAACATCTGCTCAACCTGCTGCAACTGCTGTCGGGCGTGCTTTCCCTGATGAGCCATTGATGAACTGGCATACATCTGGTGGAAGGCTTAAAAGCAAATCTAATTTGCCTCCTTACAATGGGGCTTCAGCGAAAAGAAAAGTTAAAGTTGCGATCAGCACAAAGAAGCCAACTGGTATTAGTCAGCATGGTTTGATTCGTTTGCAACAGATGGATGCTGGCGGTCAAGTCTATGATTCTGCAGGTTCACAGACTAAGGCTGCTCGTGGTGCTAGTGCTTCGGCTGGTCAAAAGTTTATTTCTAATCTTGATAAGCGTTCGTTGAAATCATCAGGACAAAAATACCGTTCACGCATAATGTATCCTTTCACGGAAAAGAATCTGCCATTGATTGAAAAGGCTATTGAGATTTCAATTCGCAAGATTGATGGTGAAGTGCAGAAACGATTGAACGGATAAACCTATGGCAGTTGGCGTAAACATAGTAAGCACCTTTGACAGCAAAGGCATATCACGGGCGATCAAGGATTTCCAGAAACTTGAAGGCGCTGGAAATAAGGCAACCTTCGGTTTGCGTACTTTTGATAGATCTATAACAAACGGTATAAAAAATCTTGCCAAGTTCGGTGCTGTTGCTGCTATCGCAGGAGGAATAATTGCAAAATCTCTTATTTCATCTGCATCAACCTTGCAAGAATCAATAAGCAAAATAAATGCTGTATTCGGTTCAAGTTCTAAAACAATTATTGCATGGTCTCAAACAACAGCAAAGGCTTTAGGTATTTCACAACAAAAAGCATTAGAGGCTGTAGGAACATACGGAAACCTTTTTCAAGCCTTTGGAATAGGCGCACCAGAAGCACAGCAGATGAGCGTAAGACTTGTTGAACTTGCTGCTGATATGGCTTCGTTTAATAATGTGCCTATTGATGATGCGTTGCTTGCTTTGCGTAGTGGTCTTTCTGGTGAAACAGAACCGTTGAAGCGTTTCGGTGTTGCATTGAATGAGGCTGCATTAAAGAATAAAGCACTTGAGATGGGGTTAATCTCAAACACAAAAGGAACTCTCCCACAAGCGATCAAGACTCAGGCTGCATATGCTTTGATTCTTGAACAAACCTCAATTCAACAGGGTGATGTTGCAAGAACTAGTGACGGTGTTGCTTTTAAGATGAAGTCTTTTGGTGCGCAAGTTGAGGATATTAAAAGCAAAATCGGTACTGCTTTGATTCCTATTTTTTCGGCGTTAATGTCATTTTTGAATGACAAAGTTATTCCAGTTTTTGTTGAGTTTTCAAACATTATTGGTGAAAAGGGTGTTGGTGCTGCATTCAAGTTTTTAGGTGGCAAGGCACTTGATGTAACAACAAACATGGGTGCGCTTGGAAACACTATTCTTGCTTTAACTGCAGCGTTTGCAGCCATCCGTTTAGTTACTATTGCTGCAACCATTTCACAGAACTTGTTTAATGTGGCTTTGCTTTCCAACCCAATCGGAATAATTGTTGCAGCCGTGATCGCTTTAGGTGTTGCTGTTGTGGCTGCATATATAAAGTTTGAAGGTTTTAGGAAGGTTGTCAATTCTGTTATTAATTTTATTATTGGTTTGATTGAAAACTGGTTGAACGCTTGGATCACAGTTATTAATGCGATCATCACGGGAATTAACTTTCTAATCAAGGGTGCAAACCTTTTTGGTGCAGGTCTTAAAGAAATTGGCAAGATCGGAGAAGTTGAGTTTGGTCGTATTAAAACTGCAGCGAATGGTGCAAAAACTGCTATTACAAAGGTAGGTGATGCAGGTTATATGTTCGCTAAAGAAGGTGGTATGCCTGCCGTGGAAAAAGCAACCGATCAGTTCAAAGATTTAGGTGGTGGTGCTGGTGGTGCAACAAAGGCTATTGAAACTGCTACACAGAAACTAGAAAAATATATTGATGCGTTGAAAGGTTTGACTTCGGCACAAAGGTCATATCGTGATGCCACAAAGTCTGCTCTTAAATCAGATCAAGATTTATTGACAGCAAAAAATAGGCTCGTAACGGCACAAACAAAATTCAACAATGTTCTGAACGGTTATGGTGCAAATAGTGTTCAGGCTGGCGATGCTCAAAGCGAACTGGCTAAAGCGCAACGGGAAGTTACACGGGCTGGATTTGATGTTCAAAAATCGGTGTTTGCTGTTGCTGATGCTCAAAAAGATTTACGAGATGCTTATGCGAGTGGCAATTCACAACAAATTACAGAAGCACAAATTGCTTTAGCAGAAGCACAACTCGCAGTATCGGATGCGACTGATGCGCAACAAGATTCAGCAAAAAATCTAACCACTAAACAAACTTTGTTGGATGAAGCAATAAATGGTGCTGCAACTTCTAGCGATACTTTCAAAGATGCTGCTCAAGAATTGAAGGATGCGCAAGATGGTTTGGTTGATGCGACAGATCAACAAACTGATGCGTATGAACGACAGAAAGATATGTTGGATGCGTTGAATGAATCAACAAGGAAGGCAATCAAACTTCGGGGTGGTGTTGTTCCTAAGGATGCTGTGGCTGCTGAAACCAAAGTTGGTGTTTCGCCGATGGCTGGTGCTTCTGGTGGTTTGTATGGTTCGTTTATTCAGGCTGTTCAAGCGTTACATCCGAACGCACCTTCGCTTAGTTCTAAGACACCTGTTGCAGATTCTCGTTTAGCGTTTCCAAAACTTTATGCACAATATAAGGCAGCAGGTTTGGCTATGGCACAGGGTGGCATCATCACGCAGCCAACACAAATCCTTGCAGGTGAGTCTGGTGCAGAAGCAATCATTCCGTTGGATAGGTTGCAGTCGGGTTCAACTATCAATATTACTGTGAATGCTGGTATGGGTTCGGATGGAACTAGGATCGGGCAGATGATTGTTAATGAGTTGCAAGCGTAT